AGCCGCGCAGGAATTCGAAGCGCGCGCCAACAACGACCGAAGGACTATCGGCGGTTCCGTGGGCGCGTTCCTTGGGGGCGCGGTGGGCGCGTTCAATATCGATAGCGACCCACTGAACGTCATCACTGCGCCTATCGGCGGGGCAGGCAAGACGGTGTTGCAGCGCATCGCAGGGCAGGGCGTAGCGCAGGGTTTCATTGAAGGCATCAACCAGATAACAGGCGTCCAAGAGCAACGCCGTTTACTTGGACTTGATTACGGCGTCGGTGATGCTATCGGCCGGGTAGGTGGAGCAATCGTAGGGGGCGCAGCGCTACAGGGCGTAGGCGAAGGGCTGGCGTTCGGCGTGCGGCGGTTCTTCCGTGGTGCCGCCAACGAAGGTGCGCCGCTACCGGATCGTCTCGGCCGTGAGCCCGTCACGGATACGAGCGCTATCCCGCCTCAAGCCATTCCGGCCGACGAAGGTCTAGCGGCGGCGAAGCTGACGAACGACCCGCGCAGCCTGGACGACTACTTGCACCAAGTCTCGCCGCTGTCCACGACGCGCGCCGGCCGCGCCAGGACCGTGCTCGACGTCGATTACATGACGCAGCGCATGGACGAATGGGACAGCGGAAACCCTGCGTTCATTGCGCCCAAGACAGACACGGCGGTCACGTTGCCGCGCAGCGATTTCATCGCGCCCGACTTCAAGCGTTTTGCGGAACGGTCACAACTTGATGAAGCTGCGCGCCGCGTAGACCCGGAAACGTTCAAGCGCTACGACGCTTACGCGGACACGAAGGCGGAATACAAGGCGCGCGTTGCGGAACTTGGCGGCTATTCCAATACCGAGTTGGCCGGCAAGATCGAAGCGATTGACGAGCGCATTGTACAAATGATGCAACAGGCCGAAGTGACAGGCGGCAAACGCGCAGCCAAGATCCGTAAAGATATCATCGCGCTTGAAGCCGAGAAGAAACAGATTGCAGCGTCTGCCAAGGAAGAACCTGAGACGGCGCGTATGCGTGCGCTCATGATGCGTGAAGACGAGAAGATGCGCGACCTTGCGCCGCTCGTCAGTCGGGCGTACGCACGCGCTCAGGGCAAATGGGACCATACGGCAGCGGATCGCGCATCGGTTTACGCCGCCATTCGCGACGGGAGCAAGACCGTCCCGGTGGCCGACGCACAGATGCAACGCGTAGCGCAAAACGTCGAACGGCAGCTTATCGACAAAGCGCCCATCTTGCAGGATAAGCCGCGTGTTGCTGCGCAGTTGAAGGCGGATGCAGATGCGGCCGACGTCGCAACGGCCATCGTTGCAGACAATATGAAGATCATTGACGAAGCGGTTGAACAGTACCGCACGACGCTTGATCTTCTCATCGCGACGGAGAAGGGCGAAGAGATCGCCATACAGGGACAGACGTACAAGCTGAACCTCGATAGAGATACAATCATTGTGCCCAACGAAGTTGGTACAGGCGGGCGCGAGATTTCCATTCGCCAGTTGCTAGAAGAGAACAAGGCAACCGAACACGAACTAGAGGCAGTGCAGTCATGTTCACTTCGCAGAGTTTCGTAACGTGCGTGACGGAGAACCTGCAAAAACGCGGGTTCCATCATAAGCGTATCAAGGAAATCACCGACGAGTTCGACAAGCTCGCACAAGGCCATGCGCAGCGGGGCATGAACGCAACCGATGCGTCTATTCTCGCCATGAAAGAAACGTTCGACAACATGACGCGCGTTGCGTTGGAGCGTTCGAAGCGCACGGCGAAGATGCTGTCGGTACAAGCCGCGAACAATGAACGTATCGCGCAGGGGCTGAACGTCACCACGTCGTCGTTCCTCATGGACGGAAAGCCCGGCAGCAAAGGAACAGCGATTGCGCGTGCCGCCGTATCGCTCATTGAAGACGATCCGCGTTTTAAGGGTTCGTCTTATTCGTCACAAAAAGAAGTAACGAGGGGGCAACTATATGCGATCTTTGGGGACGTTCTCGATCATGTTGGCAAGGGCGCTTTTGGAAGGCAAAAAGGTAAAGCCCACTTGCCCAACATTATCCGCGAAGTTAAGGGCCAGGACACAGGCGATGCGGTCGCTAAAGAGTTCGCAACAGCGTGGCTCAAAGTCCAAAACGTCGGCGTAGACCTGTTCAACCAAGCAGGCGGTTCGATGCGCAAGCTTGACCGCTACATTCCGCAGCAACAGAACAGCGTGAAAATCCTTAAGGCCGGCGAAGACGTATGGGTACGTGACCACCTCGACGCCGTAGACTGGAACGAAACACGGTGGCCTGACGGCACGATGATTGCGCCGGCTGAACGTGAAAGCGTTATGCGCAATGTGTACAAAACGCTGTCCACCAACGGCGCGAACAAGATCGATGACAAGGCGTTTCGCGGGCAGGGTCGTTCACTTGGAAACCAGCTTGAGAACCACAGGTTCATGCACTTCAAGGACGCAGACGCGTGGTTGAACATGCATGAGAAGTACGGCGATGGCAACATATTCGAGGTGTTCACAGGGCACATTGAAGACCTGTCGCACAAGATCGCAATGGTTGAAACGTTCGGACCCAATCCCGAACTGACCGCCGCGAACGTAAGCGCCATCGTGCGCAAGAAAGCTGCGTCCGTGGGCGCGAAGGAACTGGCCGACGCCGAAGCCGTGTTGAAAAACAAGTTCAATCCGATGCTCGAAACCATCATGCGCGAAAACCCGATGGACCCGAACAGCACCATGGGCGCGCTCGTCACGGGCACGGCGAACATATTGACGGCGGCGCAGCTTGGCAGCGCGTCGTTCCTTGCGATGCCCGGTGACTTAATGCAAACCGCTGCGGTGCGCGCGTTGAACAACATGGGACTGTTTGACGGAGTTGGGTACTATGTCAAGGCGATGGTGACGGACCCGAAGGGAATGCGTCAGATGGCCACTCAAAGCGCGTTCGTTATGGACGAAGTTATTATGTCCACGTACAGCGCCACGCGGTTCTCAGGCGTGGCAACTTTAGGACCAGCGATCACCCGTCGTATTTCAGAAAGCATTATGCGCGCTTCGCTTCTGTCGCCGCATACCCGGAGCGCGCGATGGGCGGTGCAGGCAGAGTTCATGGGTATGCTTAACCGCTACAAACAGACGGCGTTTCAGGAGCTTCCGTTTAGACAGGTTATGGAGCGGTACGCTGTTACGCCTGATGAGTGGAACGCGTTCCGCAATAACACTAAAACGTGGACGCCTAAACAGGGTGTCGAATTCCTACGTCCTATCGACGTCTTGCAGTCGGGCGTCCCCAACGCACAGGGTTTATACAACAAGTTTCAAGGTATGATCTTTGAAGAAGGTCGCAAGATGATACCGGAAGCTACGATTGAAGGCGCTATCACACTCAAGGACACAACGCGTCCTGACACACTCGTAGGCGCGTTGCTCTATTCGTTCGCTATGTACAAGAACTTCCCTGTGTCCTTCGCCATGATATATGGACGTCTTGGCGTAACGTCGCCCACCGTTAAAGGACGCTTGGCGTTTTATGCGGGTCTCGGTGCGTCTATGACGGTCGTTGGTGCACTCGGTACACAGTTGCGCGAAATGTCTAAGGGGCGCGATCCGCTGCCCATGGACAACTTAGCGTTCCTTGGCAAGTCGTTCTTGTCGGGCGGCGCGCTGTCGATATGGGGTGACTTCCTGTTCTCAGGTGTAAACGAGTTTGGCCGTGGTCCTGCGGATCAAGTCGCCGGCCCGCTTATTGCCTTCGGCGGTGACACAACGAACTTGTTGCTTGGCGACGTGTTCCAGTGGGCCGACACGGTGGGCAGCTTGTCAGACAAAGAGTTCAAGAGTACAACCGCCGCCAAGGCCGTCGAGTACGCGAAGCGCTACACACCCGGTTCGTCTTTGTGGTACGCGCGCCTCGCACTTGAGCGCCAAGTGTGGGACAGGCTTACGGAGATTGCAGACCCGAAGGCGTATCGTAAGCGTAAGCAGCGCATGGCGAAACAGAAGAAAGACTTCGGCAACGAATACTTTTGGGCACCGGGCGATAGGGCACCCGCCCGACTACCGCAGATAGGGAACTGAACCATGGCCATTTCCACTTCCGAGACAGCACGCGAGTTCCTGAACATCGTTGCCGATGTAGATATAGACGTACCGTTTCCGTTGTTCGCAACAACCGAAGTGGAAGTGTACTACGGAAACGCTAATGCGCAGGCAGAGTACGGGATTGACTACACTGTTGAACTCATACCCGATGAGTTCAACACGTTCAGAGTGACGCCTACGGTTTCGTTGATTTCTAAAATAAACACACTCATCGGCGGTGGCGATCTTAATGCTAACCGTATCGTTGTGCGTCGTGTTATGCCTTTGACGACTACAACGACACCCGGTTTTGTGCAGAACACGCGTTTCACTTCGCGTGAGTTCGAACGTACCGCGATGAAGATCATGCAGATTGACGAACAAAACAATCGTGCGATCTCGCTAGGGCCGGGGGCTGTTGGAACAGAAAGCGGTATCTTTATTCAAGAAATCGTTCCTAACAAAGTGCTCATGTGGAACGCAGAGGGCGATGCTATCGTGTCTGGCGAACCGGGTAGCGGCGGTGGGTCTGGCGGGGATGCTGACACCCTTGAGGGACAGAACGCGAATTATTACCGCGCGCGTTCGAACCACACAGGTACGCAGGCTATCGGCACCATTGAAGGTTTGGACGGTGCGCTTAGTGGTAAAGCACCGTCGTCACACACGCACTCCATCGCACAAGTTGATTTGCTGCAGGAAGCGCTTGACGCTAAAGCGGCGCTTGCGTCACCAACGTTTACGGGCGAACCGAAAGCACCAACAGCACCCGCTGCCGACAATAGCACAACCTTGGCCACTACCGCGCATGTCAAAGCCGCTATCAGCGCAGCGGGAGGGGGTGGGCCGGGCGGTGGGGATGCTACGACGCTTAATGGGCAGGATGGCGATTACTACCGAGCGCGGGGAAACCATACGGGCGCGCAGGCCATCGGAACCGTAACGGACCTGCAAACGTCACTGGACGCTAAAGCTCCCCTCGCGTCACCAGCGTTGACCGGAGACCCCACCGCGCCGACGCAAGCGACGGCTGACGACACTACTAAGATCGCCACTACCGCACACGTCAAAGCGGCCATTGCTGCGGCAGGAGGTGGCGGGGGCGGCACACCGCGTGTAAACCTTATCGACTTTATCGACGCGGGCGAACGTGCGGCAGTGTACAACTACACTTCTACGTTCGAGTGCAACGCCGCGTTCGCCGCAGCCTTCGCGGCGGTAGGGTCCGGCGAAGTATTGGTTCCACGCGGGCTTATCAACCTGGGTGCAACACTTATCATTCCGAAGGGCGTAACGCTTATAGGTGAGGGCCGGCGCGACAAGTGGAACAACACGAACCTTGGCACCGTCATCATAGGTAAAGGTACGATATCGGGTTCGCGCTGGACAGACATTACGGGAAGCGACCCAAGCGACGACACGCCCCTTATGGTGGCGGGCGGCAACAACGTGTGGCTTAAACGCTTGACGATGGTGCCGGGCGGCGGTCGTTCAATTGGCATTCTGTTTCCGTCTGTAAAGCAGTGCGGGTTCCAAGAACTGGATGGCTTCGGGTTCACGGACGCGTGCGTGTACTTGGACGCCACGTGGTCGGATCGTAACACGACGCTCAAAGCGCTACACCCGACTGTTGAAACTGACACGGGTATGAACGAGTTTTCGGGTTCCAATTTCTATTTGGAGGGCGGTGGTTCCAACGGCTTCGGTATTAAGATACAGGGCACAACGCGCGCGGGCAACGCGGTAGCAAACTCTAGCCTGTGGCTGTGGGGTTGGGGTGGTGCGTCGGAAGTAACGTTCTCTAGCGGACGCCTCGGCGGCGAGGGCGCGAACGGCGGCTGCATCAGTCACGATGGCCAGCTATACGGAACTAGCATGCTGCAAGGACTGACGTTGAACAACGTTAACTTGCGTCTGTTCAGCGCCGGCCGCTACGCCGCGAAGTTTGACCGATCTAATCGCGTGCTTTTGAACAATTGCTACGCAGAAAGCGTAGGGTCAAACAGTCCTGTAATCGCGGTGACGTCGAATACGCAAGCAGGCCCTGACGGCATCTTGCGTTTGCCAGACAAGATCAACGCGGACGTGTGGTTGAATGGCGCGAACACCGGCTTTACCGCGTCGAACGTTCCGTGGGAAGTTACGCGATGCATGGTGACTATTCGTTCTAACCAGTTCCGTATGTTCACACCGAACATTGAAGCGGCGTTCAGCGGGACCGTTAAGCTCGCGTCGTTCGCCAGCAACGGCAACTTTGAATTCCTGTACGACAATGGGGCAACACGCAGTTCGTACCTGTTGGTGCGCAACGACGTGGTGCGCCCCATTGTCGATGGAGCGTTGGGTCTCGGAACGTCTTCGGTTAAATGGGGGCAAATATACTCATCTAACTTTGAAATGCCCGGCACGAACAACAGCGCTGTGCCCCTAATAAAGTCTCGGTATTCCGGTGGCCTGTTGCAGATATGCGCATTCGAAACTGCGTATTTCCGTTTCACCAACTCGGGTATACGTCCCGAGAGCGATAACAGCATGGCGTGCGGAACGGGCGGTTTCCGTTTCACCTCGCTCGCTGCGGCCACCTCGACAATCAACACTTCTGACTTGCGCGAAAAGAACGTGTTGCAGAAACTCGGCAACAACGCACCGCTTATGCGCGTAGCTGCTAGGCTCGCTAGCGAAACGATTGCGTACCAATGGAAAGACGCAATCGAAAAGAAAGGTGACGACGCACGTATACACTTCGGTATCGGTGCGCAAGTAGTAGAACTCGCGTTTAGAAACGAAAGCCTAGACCCTGCGTCGTATGCCATCTGGTGCAAAGACTATCTGTACGATAGCGTGTACGATGAAGGGATTGACAAAGAGACAGGACAACCTTTCCGAACAGAACGCGAAGTGCCCCGCTTGGACGAGCACGATGACCATGCGTACCGGCTAGGAGTGCGTATGGACTTGGTGCACATTCTTATCGCAACGTACCATGAGAAGCGCCAGCGCGAACTTGAAGCGCGCATCGAAGCGCTAGAGAAAGGAAAGTAACCATGAGCATGAGTACAGAGTTTAACCGTTCGCTGCCGCGTATCCTTGTGCATGAAGGTGGTTACGTCAACCATCCGAAAGACCCCGGTGGCGAAACGAACAAGGGCGTGACGCGCCGGGTGTACGATACGTACCGCAGGTCGAAAGGGTTGCCGGAACACAGCGTTCGTTTCATCACGGATGCAGAGAAGACCGACATTTACAAGCGCGAGTATTGGGACCGCGCAAGCTGCGACAAGCTGCCGCCCGGTGTTTCGTATGTTGTCTTTGACGGCGCGGTCAATTCCGGCGTATCGCAGTCCGTCAAGTGGCTGCAACGTGCGCTACAGGAATACGGCCTGTACGCCGGCAAGATCGATGGGCAGGCAGGACAAGGCACCATCGACGCCGTGAACGGGATCAACGACCACGACGCCCTGATTGCCAAGATCATCTTCCGGCGCAACGCATTCCTGCGCGCGCTCAAGACCTGGAAGACCTTTGGCAAAGGATGGACGGCGCGGGTAACGAACGTGCTCAAGACGGGGCAGGCGTGGGCCATGGGATCGGTCGGGCCGGCTGTCGTCTACGTCGCAGGGTCTGAAGCAAAAGCTCGCCTGGAGGACGCCAAGGGCGCAGCCTCCACAGCACCCGGTGACGTCATGACGGGCGGCGGCGGTATCTCCGTTGTGATCTCGCAGGCGCAGGAACAGCTTACTCCCTACGTCAACATCGGCTTTGTCGCGCGAGCCGTGGCCGTCCTGACTATCGGCGGCGCGGCCATTGCAATCGGCGGTCTCGCGTGGCGTTGGTGGGCGCAGCGCCAGAAGGCGGCGCGTCTCGACGCACTTGACATTTCGGCAGAGGCTGCGGCATGAAACTGTACCTCTACATCGCGTTGGGGGTGGCGGCACTCGCCGCCCTCGGCCTGTTCATTCACGATCAACGCAGCATCGGTGCGGCCGTCGAACGCACAAAGCAGGAGAAGGCCAATGCGGAATTCCGGGTACGTGCTGCCGAAGGTGCTGTCGATTACGATACTTGCGACGACGCTGGCGGCGTGTACAACTTCGGGAAAGGCACCTGTAAACTTCCTTGAGCTATCGGAAGTGGTCCAGGACTTGCCTGGAACGCAGGGTCTCACCCTGGACGACCAGCGCCGCATCGACCGCACCGTAGCGCGTAGCTGTTCAGCCGGCGTCCTTGGTGCGAAACAATGCGACCGCCAGACGAAAGCCAGTGCAGAACGGAAGGCAGCGAAGGATTAATGCGCATGACTGAGAGCAATGACGCAGCGCTCGCGCTGATAATCGACCGCCTGCAAAACATCGACAAGCGCATGGAGCATGCAGAACGCAACGCATCCATGTCCAGGCAACGCATGTACGACAAGCTCGATACCGTCGAGCGCGAACAGGACAAAGCCGGCGCACGGTTTGAAAAGCTTGAGACAGCTATCCTCACCATGTCACCGACAGTTGCCGAGTTCGTTGCGTTGAAGACGAATGCACAGGTGGCCGGCAAGCTTGGACGTTTCCTGTGGCGCTTGGGCGGTATCGTGCTGGCTATCGCTGCCGGCGCGGCGACAATGTGGGCCGCGTTCTGGACGCACTTCAACTGGCGTTAATTCCCCGCGAAACGTATCAGGTCGGACAGGACGTTGAATGCGCCCTTCCATGACTTACGGCCGGCGCGTTTCAACTCGTCATCGATACGCCAGTACGCAATAACACGCTCACGTACCGCGCCTAGTCCGTGTTGCACGTACTTGTCAGGTTCGTTACGCGATATCATTTCCAGGTCGTACAACGTAGCGCCTCGCAGCGCACGACGGTTGTTGAACTCGTTGCGGTGTTTGCCGCAACAGAACTCGGCGTTGTACTGCTTGGCCTTGAAGTCCGCGCCACACTCTTTACACTTCATGTCGTCTCTCCTAGCGATCGCTGCAATTAGACGACATGTATAAGGCGTTTCTGTTCGTCTGTCAACACGTCGTTCGTGCACGGTACGAACACCATTCCCACAATGAGCGGAAACTTAGTGGCTAAAGTTATTCCACGTTTCGCGCAGTCCTGCGTTTTGACGGCTTCGGCTTCGAGTGCGCATGTACTAAGCCACGCTCCGTCCTCGTCGTTAAACGCGTACCACGCGCAGCCTACTTCGCCACCTAGCTCCCGAACATGTACATGCAGGAAGCAATGACTATGTGATAGTGATGAGGACATGGCTCTTAGCCCCTTCCGTCTTGCGTTCCAGTCGCAACGTTGTACCCTCAATTTCAACGGCTGTCGAGTACATACCCTCAAGCTTCTGTCGTATGGCGGCGTCGGTGTGGTTTGACCACAACGGTTCGTTCAGCTTCAACATCGCCACAGCCTGTAACAACGTCAACGACCCCGCACCCATGGCCATCATTTCACCGATGAGCAATTCGGCAATACGTACACGCAGGCGGTTCGTGTTCTTCTTCATCTCCGTCAGCTTGAGCACGCCCACCACGTCGCCGTTTGGTATCTTCATACCTTCCTTGTGGAACCACGTAGCCTGTGTGCTCGCCAAGGTGTACTGCATCTTCGCGTCATCCAGGCGCACCCACTCGTTGCGCTCATGTTCTTGGAAGCCGTAGTCTTCCGCGTCTTGGTGCGAGGCGTTCAACAACGTGAAGGCGATACGAGATTTGTACACGATGCCCGATGCGCCACGCGCGATATCCATATTGCCAATACGGTCTTCCTGCTTGCTGCTACCTGCTTTGGTGGTGTGGTGCAGGATGAGCGAAGACACGTTTGCTTCACGCGCTATGTGTTTCATCGTGCGCATGACGGTATTCATCTGCGGGTTGTCGCCTTCGTCCACGTCGTGCAAGTCTACCAAGGGGTCGTAGATCACCAAGCCTACATCGGGGTCGGATGCTATCTCAATTATCTGGTTGACCATCACTTCGTTCGCGACTGCCGTACGTCCCTGCGGAACTACGAGTTTCATTTCGAGATCGTCGCCGGATAGCAACATGATCTGGCTATTTACAGTCGCGTAGTCGAAACCATATGACAGGCACACTGCGTACAGCCTTCGCGACTGTTCGTCGGTGTCGTCTTCACCGTTGTACACGATACTCTTACATGCGCCGTGGCATTTGTAAGGCCCGAAGTTCTCGCCCATTGCCATGTGCGCCGCGATGGCCAAGCTGACAGACGACTTGCCGGCTGCACCTGGAGCGAGAAGCAATGTTAGATCGCGCTGCATCAAGATCCTGTCGAGCATCCAGGGGCGGGGCGGTATCGAGAACGCGGACACAGCGTTGCCAAAGCCAATGTCCTTTTGCTGGAAGACCGTAGGTGGCGGTTCCACTGACACGGTGCGGAACGCTACGGACGGGTCTAGCCTGCCAAGATCGGCAGTCCCATAACTAGCCGCATTCTCGACCTTCTCTAGCAGTTCGTCTAATTGCCATGGCGGCAGGCAGCGTTCGTTCCAGTGTTCCGCCATCAACTCGTACGCGGTCGGCACGGACAATGCGAACTCGCGCACTAGGCGAGCGGCGGTTTTGAATGTCGTCTCGTCTCCGTGGTCCCCTTCGATGGCCACCGGGGCGCTCTCAAGGAACCGTCGTCCTGCATCGATAGACGCTTCGCTATCAAGAGACCCTTCAACAGAACTTTCACGACGTTCGTATGGGTCTTTAAGCGGAGCTTCAAGTTCTGGCGTTATCCATATTGGGTCTACATCGTTAACGACTTCATACGCAACACCGTCTATTGTCGAGCCGGGCGCAACGACGTAGCCGTGATGCGAGCGTACGTCTATGCCGCCGTCCTCGCCAAACATGTCTTGAACGTTGGCGCTGTCCGGTCCTTCGAAGTAGCAATGATATCCGCCGGTAGGGGTTTGCACAACGAGCGTATCGTACGTGCCGCCCATCTGCGCGTATTGGTTGATACCGTCTTTACCTTCCTTAACGTCCACGTCGTACACAACGCGGCCCGTACAGTCCATGCCTATGTTGTAGTTGCGTTCACGACGCAACACAGGGTCCGTCCACATAGCACGGATGGTGTCAGGATCGGTCGTCGCGTCTTCGTACCATGTGCCTTCGTATAATGGCGTCTTGCCATTGACGACGAGGGGGAACACGGGAAAACCACGCGCGGCCCAATCCAGCGCGGCTTGTAGCTTGCCCATGATTATCTCTTTATGATGCGGTACGTCTGCTTGAGGTTGCCCGGCACGATCTTGGTAGCAGAGAGCTTGAGGTTGATACGCTGGAACAGCGGACCAAGCTTTTGTTGCATGTCCCGGTTCGTCAAATGGGATGGCGGGTGCTGCCCGTGTATCGATACCCACAAGCGCGATATAGACACATCGATTTCGAAACCGTGTTGGCACATAGTTTCGTACGCACGCTTTTGAAACTTAGATAGCTTGCTCATTGTTCCGCCTCTATCGCAGTAGCAACTGTGTGGCTACGTAGTGCCCCCACTGGAAAGCCATAGCATCCGCCAAGCCTACTAGCGTTCGACTTCGGTTCGCTTCCCTGTCCGGTCCCGGTTTTTCATTGTGCACTTTGGCCCGTTCCTTATAAGGGAGTAACATCATTTCATCGTACACGTTGTTTGTTTGTTCAAGCTCGGGCAGGTTACGCAACGCCAAACCCGTGGCCTTCATTTCCATATGCCCGAACCACCACGGCTGTACGAACTGACGTTTCAACGGGTGAGGTATGGTGCACCGTTCTTGTATCTCTTTCGCTGCGTGTCCGTGCCACACCGGGTTCTCTGCGGCCATAAAAGGTACGGGCGCGTTCCACAAGTCTGCGTAGAACTGTGCGCCTTTTCGCATGTCTTCCCATCGTGGTTCGTACACACCGTTCTCTTTTCTACCGTCTACGTACAGGTGCTTGTTGCCCGAGTTGGCAAGGTACTTGCAGACGGCATGCGATATAACCAAGTCCCATTCATACCGTCGAATGACTTCGCGTGCATCACCTATGAAATGGAAAGGACTACCGTCCTCTGCGGGCTTTATGTCGTTCGACCACGCGTTGTATCCCAACTTGCGAAACGCCCGTCGCACCACGCCAGAGCATTCGCAAGCGACAAGCACCTTCACTTCACGTACCTCTTGTCTTCCCATGCGCCAACGGAAATGGGCAGGCCATAAGCCCAATCCGGCATACGCGACATGACTTCGGCAAAGCGCTTATCGTCCATGTCAGTCATCCAGTCTTCAACCTCGCTCACGATTTCGTCGTGCACCGTGAGGATAATCGGATACCCTTCACGCTCGACGTTCAGCATAGCGTGGCACATGATATCGCGAGCGGTGGCCTGTACGATGTTCTCGCACTGCAAGCCGCCGTACAACGACTGTTTCTTCCACTGCTTAGTTACACTGTCCGTTCCCCAAAACGTCACCTTGTTCCTAAAGCGCGTCTTAGTCTCACCGTACCTGTCTGTGAACTCGTACGCTTCCTGCACAAGTTCCGGTGAGTGGTAGCAAAGCATGTTGCCACTAGGCAGGATGCACCACAAGCACCGTTCATCCGAGAAGTATTGCACCATCTGTCCGCACACACCGACGATAGTTCCAGGCGCGGCCACGGCCTCGATAGCTGCGTCCTGATAGTCCCACCACGATTGGACCACAGCGGGGTTTGCTGCACGCCAGTTCGTTACAAGTATCTTGAGCGCTGTCCATTCCTTTTCGAACAGGCCGTACTTGTTCTGCCCTTTCTTGTGGTACAGCGCCGCTGTCTCGTCCCACTGTTGCGGACTTGTCGCTTCGTATACAGGCTGCGACAATGAGAACGGGTTTACTCCGTATGTCGCGCCCATAGTAAGGTAAGCAGCAATACCCCCTTGATACCCAAGTGCAAGCTCCTGCACTTTACCAATTTGCCGTTTCTGTCCTTTACCAACGGTGTCAATGTCCACACCGAACGACCGGGCGTACGCAAGTTTGTAAAGATCGGGACCGGTTCCCGCATCGTAATCACGAAAAGCCTGTAGCTTCCAATCCTCACCCGCAATCCACGAGTTGACCCGGCCTTCAATGTTCGAAAAGTCACCACCGACAAGTTTGTGTCCCTCCGCTGCGATGAGCATGCTTCGTAATGCTTTGGACAACAGGTCCATGATTTTTAGCGGACCATAAATGGCCTCGATTATATCGTACACTTCGCGTATGCTGCGCGTGCTGTTCAACAGGTCGTGCAGATAGACTATCTCGGCCTGCAATATGCTGTCGTCAGGATCGACACGCGGGAAGTTCTGCGGCTGCACAAGCCGGCCTCCCCATCGTCCGGTACTGGCGGCGTGATAGTTCAGCCATCCACGGCCACGGTCGTCTGACGATACGCACGCCTGCATTGCGCGGTACTTGGCGGTGGAAGTCTTCCAGCCTGCCTGACGCAAGCGTATGACTTGCTCCGCCAGTTCGTCTAAATGGCATGACGCCAAGAAAACAACGTCTTCAATTTCGCCCTTCGCAAGCGACGTGCATTCGACGCCGCGTGCATTTAGCCATGCGATAATCTGTTTGTCTGCCGATGTTTTCTTTACGGCACGGTTCGTCAGTTCTCGGATAACGCGGTCAAGCTGTTTCTTCGAATACTCTACAAGCTGCGCTGCGCGCTCGACGGCATGCGCGTCTACGCATACGCCACGTTCGTTGATAAGCTGGTCGAACTCCCATATCTGGCGTTCGAACGGCGCAAGCTGCGGCAACAATGTATCTGCGTTGGCTTCTACGCGTACGTCTTGGTCGCAATACGCCATGTTCCTGTCGATATCTTCCGGCGCGTCCCACCATTCAATCGTTCCGTCTGCATGGAACTTGCGGGGCTTCGCCATCTTGAGCATGAGGCGATGGCCTTCCATGTCCTTTTGCATGGGCGTTTGCAACGCAATGCCTAGCTTGTCGAGCATCTGCGGAAGCGCCACGCTCGCAGCACGCGACATAGTGCAGTCTTGTTGTTCGATCCTCAGTTCAGGCCAGTGCGGATAATCACGCCCGCGCAGTACCATGTTCCAAATGGTGCGTTCGAACGCTGCGTTGTGGCAACCCACCGTGCCGCCTTCTGCAACGTGGTCCAGTACCTCTTGCGGGTCGGGGTATCCTGGACGCCATTGCGACACGGGGCCTAGAGGTGACAGCGTTCCTGTGTATGTAAACCAGTAGGAGAAACCCCACGTATCTGTCGTGGGGTCCTCCGCGTACCTGTACACACCGGCTTTCTTCAAGTCGGTTGCGCTCCTAGTTTCGAAATCTATATGGAGCGTAACACTAACGTACGTCATCGTGCGACTTTCCGCGTTTTATGGCACCGATTAAACCGAAAGACACGCCGTACATCACTGCTATTATCCGATACGGAACACACTCGGATAGGAGCTTGCGTATCTCTAGCACGTCATCGGGTCGAAGCTTTTGGCCTTTCGCACCATTATGGTGCTTCATGTCTTGTCGGTTACGTGTTCGGGTGGACCATTCTAAATTAGAAAGCGCGTTGTCGTACGGCGCACCGTTTAAATGCCTAGCATCAAAGTTTCCCGTAGGACGCGGACCTACGAACGCCGTTAGAACCAGAGTGTGCACATCTTTAGTGTCACCTTTTCCTGAACCGCGATGAAGCACTACCGTCATGTGCCCGCTAGGTCGCGGTCCCGGTTTCAACATCTTGTCGGATACGTAACTGTAGACACGCCCGAACGTAGATACGGCGTACCGGCCTTCGTAACCGGGAACGTCTCGCCATTCTTCTGTGCCTACAGTTACGCCTCGCATGCTACTTGTTAATCCGCGCTTCTTCCCGCGCGATGATCGAAGCGTCTTTGACGTCTTCGTCAGTGTCGCTGTAATGCCACGTCATTGAACGCGCACTGAAGTACACAGGACGCCCGACGTTTTCGGCGCGCAGTTCGTGCGCGGGTGCTGGCGGAAACAGCGTGTCGTCGGCGTCTTCCGGCAACTCGACGCGGCCCGGTTGGAACACAGCGCGATTGATCGCCATGAACGCCTGTTCCAACTGCGTACGCCCGATGGCCAACCAGCGCAGATCGGCCATCCTGCCCACGCCAGCGTTTTCGTACAGATTGTCCAGCTTGCGCAAGATGCGTTCTTCGTCCTGCTTGAAACCGTTGACGATGCCCACCTTCTCGTCGCTTTGCGGTTTGTACCCGGCGACGGGCAGTCCTTTGTGTTCAGTCATTGCACTTACTCCTGTTGTGCCGGTACGGCGGTTAGTCCATGAAGCTGTAGTCGTCGGTGCTCAAGTCCACCGTACGCGGCGCGGGTCGTCCCGCAGGTGCCGGGCGTCCAGGTGCAGGACGATACGCACCAGCTTGTGCCGGCTGTCCTGCATTGGCGTTCGGAAGGCCGCGCAACTGGTCGGGGCGCACGATGGGCGAGCGCACGTTAATGCCCTTGAACGTCTTGGTAGGATCGGCCGCGCCGCCACCGAACTTGGTGTCCTCACCGATGATCATGACATTCTGCAACCCGAAGGCCACGCCCTTCTTTGGCTGCGGCGGGTTCTTGCCGTAGCCATAGACGTTGATCGAGCAAATAGCCCACACGCCAGGGAACACCTTCGACTGATCGACAATCGGGTTCATGCGCGCATCGACAACGGGCGGCTTGAACTTCGACGTTGCGTTCAGGTAGGTGCAGCCGGGCGTGAAGCCGCCGTACTTGGACGCCTTGTCGCGCTGGTCGTGGAAGGGCGAGTGCAGGCCGAGATAGTCCTGTTCCTGCGCGTCCCAATATTCGGGGAACGTCTGCGCACACACGTCGTAATACGCGTCGTTCAAAATCGTAAGGTCTGCATACGGCGTGAACAGGAGGGTTGCACCGTACTTCGGGTTCTGCGAGGTGGCCGTCGCCTGCGGCAATACAAACAGGTTGTCGAACGCCAAGCGCACGGGGCCTGTAAGAATGTCGCCGTTCGGTTCGCCGGTCTTCTCGTCAATTACCCACTGAATGGGTACTGATGTTGCAACCTGTTCGATCCACTGATCGCCCACGATGCTGTCACGTACACTGGTGGTAGTCATGCTCTATGTCCTATCTATCTCGGTGATCTGTATCTATTTTCTTTGGGTGATGGACTGCGCAACCGCGCTAATCTGGGCAAGTCCACCTGTCTTTCTGTTTACTGCGGGGCGCGGGTCTGTGTCATCGACAACGGTTAGGTTGCCCGACGATTTCTTGATAGTCAGGAAGGCGAACGACTTGCGCGCCTGTTCGGCGGCTTTGTTCTTGTTGCCACGTCCGACTTTGGATTTGAATTCTTCAACTATGAGCCCTTCGATAGCGGGCATGCCTATGAGTTGCGGCGGTGTGTATAGTTCTTCCACGGGCACGTTGGCCAACGCCGCAGCCTTTCGTGCGAATGCCGCCTCGTCGCCGTATACCTCGCGACGGGCCTGAACTTCAACCAGCTTGGAACCGGGAACCTCATGACCGCCGCGCAACAGTTCTTCGCAATGCGCCTCGACGTCCTTAAGCCAGCGCTTCACCATCTTGGACGCGGCACGGATGCGGGCAAGCTTGAGAAGGTCCATGGAACTAGGGGCCGGGAACATCGCTTCCTTGACGTCCTCAATGGCTATCAGTTTAGACGACACAGCGGCTAGAGGTGCAAGCGCCTTAGCCTCACGGGCGGGGCACAGGGTGTTGCCGTCACAGAACCTGCAGTGGTCCGTCGTCTTGCCGCCGTCGTCGGGTACGAGGGGCGCACCGGGCGCTAGGTTCTCTTCTATAACTGCGTCGAGTTCGTCAAGGTATTCGTACAGGGACCACGGAGACACTTCGATTTCGCGTATCATCCCGTCCTTATGGAACGCACGGGGCTGCACGATTACCAGCGTCACAACGTCCACGTCGCTGAACTCGACTACGGGGTTGTCTTCGAACAGCACACCCGCGCCGTACTGCTTAACCTGCTTGTTCTCGATTACGGATTTGGTAATGCCAGCGCCGTGTTTGTAGTCGATGACGTAAAGCACGCCGGGCACTGGACACCAGATGATGATATCGCAAAAGCCGTCAGCTTCGCCGGGCGCGTTGGCAACGGGCGGGCAGACACGCCGTTCGAGCCACATGATTGCGCCTGGATTGTCTTCAATGATGCCCCACACGTAGCGCAGTGCAACGTTGATGGACATGTAGAAGTTTTCATACGGTCCACCATGTTCTTTATCCAGTTCAACAGCGAAGTGTATCGACTGCGCGTGCGCTTCGACAGCCGTTCGGCAGCGATTGGCCAAACCAGCTTCTAACACTTCGTGCCCTGTCGTACCCTCTATGGCGTACGGACTGTTGGGGCGAGCGGGCACGGTTTCAAGGAACTTTGTCGAGCCCTTGCACACAAAGAAACGTTCAGCCTGCGAGGGCGAGAAGCGTCTATGCTGTCTTTCACCGTGCCCGCTCATGTCGTTACGCCGGGAAGTACGTGATGGCGTTTTCGTAGTCGTCAGCCGGAATGCCGCTGATATTAGTGACAGCAACACCGATCGCTGCGCCGTAGTCAGCAAACGCAGCCTTGGCAGCGGCGGGGCCGTGCGCCTTGGCGTAAGCCTGGACGGCTGCGGCTACCTCATCCTTGGTGACGCCAGGGGCCGGCGCGGAACGGGCCGGGGCAGAAGCGGGGGCACGACCCGGTGCAGGGCGTCCCGCCGCAGGCGGCGTACGGGCGGCGTTTGGGGCAGCGCGGCCGGGCGGTGCGCGTGTCGGTGCAGGGGCGGGTTCCGGTTCGGGCTCAGGCACCGCCTCGACGTTGAGATTGAGAATGCTCACAACGAAATCGACGTCATCGGGGTTTTGCGGATCGAAAGTGATGGTTGACATGGGGTTTCTCCGTTGGTGGGATAACTTGTTTACTGCGCTCAAAACTTCACGTCAAGGGGTGCCGCAGCCATCGCATGCCCCTCGATTTCGGCTATCGATGCGGTCTTGCGTGCTACCACGCGGTTTACGACTTCATCGATAGAATTCGCTAGGGTTATGAACCGGGCGCGCACGTCCTGCGTCTGTCCATAACGATGCACACGCTTGATAGCCTGTGCGTTTGCAGCGGGAGACCAGTCGCTTTCCAGCACGTCAATCTCTGAGGATGACGTGAGCGTCAGGCCCACACCGGCCACTTTCATGTTGCCGAGAAATACGTCAATCGTCGGATCATCCATGAAACCTTGTACCGCCGATTGTCTTTCGTGTTCTGGCGTGTCGCCGTACGCAACGACCGCTTTGTACCCGTGCTTGAGAAGGTAGTTGCGCACGTACAGCAACGGTTCAGTGTGTACGCAAAACACTACGCGCTTGCCCGAACCGCCGTCAAGCTCCATTTTCAACAACTGCGCATAGGAAACCGCCTTGGCCTTCCCGACGAGACGACGCACTGTCGCAATGTGCGCGGCGTCGAGTGCGCCTAAGTCGCCTGTCTCTAGCGCGTAGACGATGAGTTCTTCAAGGTGCGGGTATCCTGACACGGCCTCTTCGATAGCGATGGTGTCGCCTTCGATGAGCATTTCCGTCAACCAGATCGGCGGAAGCTCCATACCCACGTCGCCGTGTGTGCGCGCTATGGAGTTGTTGGCGATGAGTTGGCGCAGCGTATCGACCATTCCGGGCTTCGCCGTGTGGCGCGCGCCGTACGTGGACGTCTTACGGTCGAAGAAATATTTCACGAACTCGGTGGGCGACATGTCAATTGCTTTGGCGAAGCGTAGGAACGTGTAGATATCAAGCGGGTCGTTGGGCATAGGCGTTCCGCTGACGTGCCACGCGTGTTCGGCCCACTGCACGATACCACCGTCTCCGCTCGCCTCAAGCCCTAGCACGGCACGCGTGCGCTGGCTTTCCGGGTTCTTGAGGTAGTGCGCCTCATCCATGGCCATAAAATCGACGGTCTCGCACTCGTCTACAAAGTCCTGCGACCACTTCACGGCCTGTTCGTACGAGGTGATAAGCACGTCAAACCGCCCACGCTTCCACGCTACGTAGTCGTGTATGTTGCGTCCTTTGCACAAACGCAGGTCATACGTTGAGAACTTCTTGAACTCTCGTATCCAGTTCTCGCGCAGCATCGCAGGGCATACGATAATACCGCGTTGCCCGTATATCCTGTTCGTCGCGCCGATGGTGGTTGCTGTCTTGCCGATGCCCATTTCGTCGTGAAGGCCAAACCTGTCACGATCCGCCATGACGTCAGCGGCTATGCCTTGGTAGTCGAATAGTGGGAGGTTCATCTAAATTCGCTATACGAAAGAGTACGGTCAAATCGTCGTGCAGTTGCCGCGCCTCATCGCGCGACAACACAATGTTGGTGCCGTTACGTTCGTTCGTGACCAACACTTGGTCGATGAGGAACGGATAGCGTATCAACTGTTTGCCTTGTTCAGCTTGTCGCCTTTCCATCCCTTCGACTTGCGAAGGTTGACGCACGCGCCAAGACGGTAATCAAGCTGTTCCTCAAACTCGTCACGCAAGCCTGGCAAGATTTGCTCCAACGTCTCGACGTGAAAGGACGCCAGGAGCTTAAAGCTCGCCGTCGTGTCGTTGCTGTTGTCTGCGTACGGTTCTTCGTCGTACTGCGCCAACTTGGCCGGAACGTCTACCCATGCCATGGTTATGTCCCATCCGTAACAAGTTGGTAGCGGGGAACGCCGCCAGAACGTTCGCCCTCAATATGGCTCAACGGACGCACGATGGGAATACCGTCGGGTCCTACATGAACGTAGTTCCATTCGTCCGTGTCGCCGTTCCATGCGAAGCCGGTTATGGTGTATGTCTTGCCGTTGCCGGTGTGGAACAACCGCGTCCCAATTGCCAGCATTGAAGGCTTCTGCCCGTTGTCGTCGTACGTATGGTACGTCAACAACGTACGACTATCTCGAATACGCTCGTTCATGGCTACGCTCCTGTGTCTGCGTTAAGGGTCTTTGCCCGTGGGTCTACACCTTGCACAGTACGCAACACATGGTCCGCACCGAACTTGGCGAGCATTGCCGCTTCTGCGCGGTCAACCTTTTTGCCGCCGCGTTCGCCTCTGAACCATTCCCGGTCATGGGGGAATAGCTCATCGGCGCGGGCGATGATAGCGCTGTCGTCAGCCTTTGTCTTGCCTGGGACGTTCATGATCTTTTTCCAGGAGGCAGGCGGGATCGTCTCAAGGATGAGCTTCGAATAGAGGCACGCCATATAGATCATGCCGACGCCGTAGCCAAAGACAAAGCCAGCGGCTGCACCTTGGCCTGTGCGCCCTCCTACGGCTTCCATGACGACGAGTTCAACGCCCATCATTTCGTACGTGTCGAACATTTCGGCCAATCGGATGGCATCAACGCGTTTGCGCTTACGCTTGCCTACGGCTTGATACCATATAGGCATGTCTTCCACGCTTACTATGCGGCGGTTCTCTGCGTTGAACACACAGAACGCGCCACCGCCACCCGGATCGATGCCTAGCACGAAGCTCATGGGTCTTCGTCCCGTTCAACTCTAACTGTGATATGGACTTTCATAGGTTTTGACCCCGGCCATACGAATGGCGGCATTTCAACTCGTTTAAACCCCGTACTCCCTAATTCAATAGGTTCATCGATTTGATGAACTCCCGCGCCTACGCTTACGCCACTCTCGTCAGTGACGGGCGTACTCTTCTTTGCGTCAGCCCCGCAGTGCTTCTGCCACATTGCGCCCGCCAGAAAAGCTTTCTCTACGACTTGAACGTCTTCTCTGGCGTAGAGGTCCGCATACGCCTCCGCATTTTGTTCCACCGTACGGACTTCAGTTATCGTTTGCTTTTGCCTGTCCATCATCGTTCTCCTGGGTGATGCGACGGCCAACCGTTGCAGTGTGCGGTTTCGTGGCGACGTACGTTGTCTGCCATGCGCTTGTCAGCGCCAGAAGGATCGAAGCTGTACACGATGAAGCATTCGCCTTTGAGCGGGTATGCACACCCGTACAGCGCCCGTCCGTTCACCATGCGCGGATTGTCTGCGGGGTGTCCAAGGTCGCGAGCGAGGGCGTTACACTTGGCCGTCGCTTTGCCGAGAGGCACGCGCCACTCCGTCAGCGCGCCACCATACGGTTTGTCGTACTTCGCAGGAGGCATGCCCGCGAACGCTGGCGTAGCGATGAGCATAAGGGCAATGAGCGTTTTCATTCGTCCGCGACCTTAAGCTCCGGAATGTTCGGAAACGTTCCTTGCTGCTTCTCGATTTCTACGCAGAAATTCTGACAAAGCGCATCGGGATCAAAGTCGCCGCGCACCCACTCCAAACGCCTACGGAGAATGGAGTACAGTTCGTGCACAGGGATCGTTACCGTTGCGCTACCGCGCCGACCGTTTGGGTTCGTGAAAAGTTGTTGGCTCAATGTACCCTCCTGCTATCAATCGTACGGTCGTCAGCTACTACGACTTCCGACGCCACGACGTGGATGAAGAACTTTTCGGTGGGACGGCCCTCGACTTCCGCGTCGTGGTCTATGTCGCAACGTGCGTCCACCATGAGCAAGGGCAATTCGACTTCCTCGCTCTTGCGTTCCAGCGCGGCCATGATGCCGTCTTGTATGTTTGAGGGCCAATCTTCAAACCCGCCTTCAAGCGGTGCGGAGACTGGTACGATCAGGTCGAACACACGAATGCCCGATGGTTGCAGCTTAGTCAACGCCGTTTCCTCCAATTACGCCTAACGCCGCGAGAAGGAACACGACAGCGGACGCTACGCCCACACCGAACGAAAACCAGTCGATTGCAAATGTTGTCATTGCGCATATCCCATGTACTTATTGAGTACGAACACTAGCACAATGACGATGGCCATCGCAAGCGTTCTGTATCCTTCTACTCGCGCGACCGCTGCAAAGCTATCTTGTCCCGCCTGTCTAACTTTGACATACGCGCGGCACGCTTCACTCTGTCGCGTTGCAATGCCCTGTTCAGTTCGTTCTTGACGGCCATGTGCATCGCTAACCGGTCGTCCACATATTGGGCAATTTTCCACCATGTCGCGTCCCTGTCTATCTCTGCGAGCAAGTGCCTTGCGCTCAACAGCGGTTCAATCTCTTTGTACGGTACGCCTATCTTGCGGGCCAAGCCACGCGGCGTTACCCCTAGCGCGGTGCATATGCGCTGCAAGAATGTCTCTTCTTTCGTCGGGGCGTTCATTCGGGCTCTCGTATGTGTCGTCTGCGTCCCACGCTATGCCGCATGGGACGCAAAGATAGCTACCGTCACGTTGTCTGGTAGCGCGGCAGGTCATTAGGCGTAGGGTCCGTGATCAATGTTGTTCAGCACCCAGCTATCACCGGTAGTCAAGTCTACCATGTAACGAATGCCGTCAACGATCTTCACCGCTGTTTTGCCGCCATACTTCCGATCAGGCTGCGGGCCGGTGCGCTCGTTAAGAGGCGTCGGCGTAAGTGCGGTCGTCCGCAGCAAGAACCGGCGCGTAGCGGCGAATACAGAGACCCGCTTAATTGCCTTGGTCTTTTTGGACCGAAGCGCTTTCGCCACCGCTTTGTACGGATCGCCCTTAACGGCGGTCTTGGCGTCGTACCCCATTCCCAACTCTTTGGGCATTCCTACGGTCCTAGCCATTACTGAAACGCCTCGTATTCGAAGTTGTCGATGAGACCAAGCGCGCCGAGAAGGCCGTTGATGTTCTCGACAATCTGGTTGCGCAGCGTCTCGCGCTGGCTGTCGTCGGGCGTAAAGGCCGTCTTGCCCGACAGATAGTTGTTGTACGTGCCGCGTGATACGCCGAGCTTGGCGGCGAACTCGGTGTCGGGCGTGCCGCCATGCGTCTTGTATGCCTGCAAGACGTCGGGCGAAATGGCGTTCTCGACGCTGACGCTCTTGTCTTCCTTTTTCTTGCGTGCCGTGCCGGTGGCCGTCGTGGGCTTGACAGCCGGCGCTTTCTTCGGCGCTTCCTCTGCGGGCGCGTTGCTGACGAGGGCGAACAGCGCTTCGGCGTCCAGGCTGTCCAGCGCGGCCATCTGCAAGATTTCGATACCGCCTTCCGTGACGCCGAGACGCGCAGCGGCTGCGCCTGAGAGGATGGCGTCTTCGTCAAATAGCATTTCGATATCTTCGTAGACTTCCATTTGGTTGAAGTCTGCGCCGATAGTCGCGGCGATGGTCGCGGCAATGCCTGCTACGGTCTGTTCCTGTTCGGCCATTGTGGCTTTCTCCTGTTCGGGGGTTTTGGGTTGCATGTGCGTTTCGAAAAACGCTTCCACGTCGGACTTGAGGATACCGGCGTTTGCGAGAAACTGCCCCGGTTCCTTGCCGAACGTAAGCTGCTTGAAGATTTCCTTACCGACACTGGTTGCGAGCTTGACGATTTCGCCTTCCTCATGAAGACGCGTATCAATCGTCTTCTGCGCCAGCCAGTCTTGCGAAAGGAACTCCACGACTTCGCCTAGAAGCTTTTCCACTTCATCGTCAAGGCCGCTATCCCAATCGCCAAGCGCAGACACGTCGGCCTCATCGCGCTCACCGTTCATGAGGGTGTAGCCAAGGTACACGTCACCTAGCTTTTCCTCGTACTGTTTGGCCACGGTCGTCATGCAAACGCGCTCGACTTCCGACACGACGCATTTCAAGGCGGTTTCGAACGTCGGTTTGCGCTTCGGTGCTAGCGCAGGGTGGCGCATTGCTGCGTCGAGCAATTCCCCCTTGTCGCCTATGAAGTCTTGAATATACATGTTTACTCTCCTGTTGCGAAGAAATGGCGGGAGAAGCGCCCACGGTCAATGGTACTTCTCCCGCCTCCTAGCGCCCCACGCCGTCGTGCCTCGACGCTCACGCTGCTAGCTGTGTTTGATGATGTGCTTGCGCCACGGGGATAGCGCAAGCACACTGCAAAGACAGCGAGGGATGAGTTACGCTGCCTTCACTTTCCAGATACGGACGCCGCGGCCCTGCGCGTCGTCGTTGACCTTGCGTACGGCGAACTCGGTGCCTTCGTTGCCGGCCTTCGCCTTGTAGCGACGGATAGCCCCGTTGGCGCGATTGGCCACCTTGTTCTGTTCTTCGCGGAATGCCGCAAGGCGTTCCTTCGGATCGGTGATGGTGTCGGCAACGGTGACTTCTTCCAGGAACGAATGTTCGACGGGGCATTCCATGAGGTTCTTGACGAACTCGGTCGCTTCTGCGCCGCCCTTGCCGAACGGTGCGGCCGGGGGAATGTCGAGCTTCTGGAACTTGGACGATACCGACGTATTGGGCTTGGTGGCCATGGTGTTTCTCCTGTTTCGGGTTAGTGAATTCGTTCACTGTATACTGAATATGTGTCTAACGACGCGGTGTCAAGAGGCTCATATAAAAGCTTTGGATCGCAGTTTCGGATACTCTTTTGCTATGTTTTTGATTTCTTCCACGATACGTAAATCAAAACACTGCACAGACATAGGGTCGCTTTCGAACTCGGCGGCTACGAGTGCCAGTAGTTCCATACCGCGATGCTGCATGTCTATCGCTTTCTGTATCTCGCGTTCCGTTCGCTTTGTGAAGGGCGACCTTTCGTCTTCCCATCCGCTAAACCTGCTCATGTTCAATCTCCAAGACGTTTAGTTAGATCGTCAGATTTGCCCGTGTACAGCGAGACGGCCCAAGGGTGGTATCTCGCGTGCATCGGGAGCGGATAAGCCCTCCAAGCGGCCAGCGCCGCGCCCGGTGTAGCGTATAGATCGGGGATGCTACCCTAGGCGATCTTGCAGGCGATGAGCTTGGCCGTGTTGACGTCGGCAGCGATGACGTTGAACGTTTGTTCTACTGCTGCCTTGAAGGACACGAAGCCTTCACGCGGCGCATAGTTACCCTTTGAACGCATCGGGGTTGTCCTTCATGTAGGCGGGGAACGTCGGATATCCTATAGCCTCAGCGGCTACACGCTGGTTCTGGTCGAACATGTCAACGAACGTTTCGCATTTGCTGCGGCACGTCTTTACGGTTTTGACGCGTCCGTCTGCAATGACAACGCATCTCCAATACTTCTCACCTATCGGTATGACGCTGCCGCATCCATAGCACGCATGCGATTTGCGTGCGCGCTGATAGCTGTGACCGTGCATTTGAAAATCGCTCATGGCTTCTCTCCTGTCACGCCGTCGAGGCCTATCGTCGGTACAACGTAGTCACTCCACGTCGTAGCGCCGTTTGAATGACGATACCGAATGGTTATCAGAAGTTCGTTGTACTTCTTTCGGTACGTAACGAAGAACGCACGCGCTCTAATACTCATGTCTTCGTCTCTTTCATCTTTATGACGATACGGTATAACACGTCATCGCCGTGGAGGTTTGCGTCCGCGTCGTGGCGTGTATTAAATCGCGTCATACTGTACGCATCGTCATAGTACCGACTACGGCGTATGTTTACGTACGCCGGTTGTATTTTAATAGGTTCTTTTATGCACAAAGAGCGCAAATAACGCATGGCTTCTCTCCAAAACGAAAAGGGCGCCGAAGCGCCCTATAAATGTTTGGTGTTGCGTGGGTGCGCTATCGGTTCAGCGCACTAAAACACGTATCGTGTGAATATGTCAACTGGCATACACGCATATCTCTGTCGTTCAGGTCCATTACGAACCACATCAACAGCGCCCACGTGACCACTGCGACACCAATACCCGCTCCGCTCAAAATGTGCATGGCTTCTCTCCTACTTTGCCGCGATAGCCGCGAGAACCGGCGACGTTTCTTTGAGACCGAAATACACGCGGAACTCTTCAACGTCGCTGCCGAAAACATCGTGTAGCAGCTTGCGTGCATAACGCGCTTCGCTTTCGTTGCCTTTGTGGATGCTTTCTACGCAAATACGCAAATCATAGTGTTTGGAATTGTTCATGGCTTCTCTCCTACTTCATAGCCGATTGCTTCTAGTGCTTTGTATGCCCCACGCGCTGCGCATTCTGCGTAGTAGCGTGGGACACGTTCCGCTAGCGCGACCCTTCTGGGCCGGCCATCCGCGTTGTCCAGGTACAGCATTACGTCGCAACGCCCGCGTTGGCCGTTCTCGTTTAACAGGACGCGGATTGTTGCGCGTTTCATAATTGTTCCATGATTGACAACGAATTATTGAAGCGGCGCTTTGTGTCGCGCCGCTCTATAAGCCGTTATTCGGGCCACGTACGCAACGCTGCTTGCGTGCGGATATGGGGCGGCAATACCTGTAGCTTGCACGCGATGTTAAGCGCGATAATGCCCGGCCCCATATGGTTTGCGAAGTGTTCGGCCATGTCGTTTGTTACAAACCCGATGGCCAATTCGGTCGCCTTTGCCGACGCGTCGATAGCGCGCTTGATGGCGCTTTCGTGCGGACGGGACGCGGCATAAGCCTTGTCCTCGTTCATACGAGCGCGCAACATGTCCGCAAACATGGAAGGATGGCACGTAACCGAACGCTTGATGATATCGATTGCTGTAGGGTTCTCCGGCAGGTCGTACATGGTCGTCTTCTCCTATGGTTGATAAGCGTTTACCACTACGCACGCCAAGCATGCGTAGGACGTAAAGGCTTATATGCTGCGAACTCGTTGCAAACGCACCATGAAACCGCGTATGCAAACGAACGGCTTGTCATCGCCATCAACACAAACGCGATACCAACTACCATCGATTTGGACTTGAAAGTTTCCGTTACGCGACGGGCGCAAACGAACGTCAACACGTTCCGTACGCATGGGCTCGCCACGCATACCGTATTGGGCGTAGTACTCAAAGCGTTCATCAAATTGTTTCATTTCGTCACCTCATTTGTTGTCTGTGCTTGTGTTGTCGCACACGTCGCACACACTGTCAACACTGCATATTATGAAAACATGTCGTTTATGTCGTCTATGCGTTTTTGTAGCTCTTTCATTATGTCGCTACGTGTCTCAGTGCCAAAAGCATCGAATAGATCGCTTACAACCTCTTGAAAGTCTTCGCCTGCGATGACGCGGTTAGCGCCAGCGTCATACGCAGCGTTCATTGTCTCGGCTTTTGAGGTTACTGGCTTAGGCGATTTGCTTGTTTGTTTCGGAACCGTAACGTTCTGGCTGGATGACAGCATGGCCATCCATTCGGTCAAGGCTGCTGTTATCTTGCCTTTGGGAGCTTGGGGTAGCAGGTTGCCTAATGTCAGCAATAGAGCCTCTGATGCGTTGCGGTGGACGTACATGCTGAACAGTGTGCCGTCTTCAAGCTTGCGGTTCTGATCGCCAGGACCGTCTGAGAAGGACGTGCGCGCCTTTTTGTCTATGCCAGCGTCTTTCTTTGCGCGACCTAGTGCGTTGCGTCCTCCGAATTTAGTGTCGTCGCACCATGCCTTGGCCGCGCCTACCTCGCCGCTTTCGTACACGTTGCCTAATGGGTCTCGCTTCTCCCATGTGATGAGATAGTGGTCGTGGGTGTTGAACGTTTCGTTTACAGGCATTTTGCGGGTCTCCGTTATTTAGGCCAACGGTATGCTAATAACATAGTCGCCCGCCTCTGCGCAACGTGCCCGTAATTAGAGAAGAATATGAAACTATTGGGTACGTAAGTAACCCAATATGAGTATCATTAGTAATTAATACCCTAATCGGGTCTTCGTCCTCCGTTACACGGGTCCGAAGCCCTCAGGTATGAGCTTTAAGCGCGCTTAGTATCTAGTTACTAAGAGCGCGTTAAGGTTGGAATAGTTACGGAGACGAAACGTTCTACAAGATGGGCAACGGTTGTACAGTTTGTATTGAGCAAGGTGTACAAATAGGACGTGTTGCAAAGCGCAATATGCTGCACTTGTACAGTTTGTCGCACAACCTGAGTGCGCGTGAACTACCCCGCTCGCCGCGTTGGCCTCAATGTACATAGTGTCACCATGCACGCATCATAGGTTGTGCTATGCACGCATGAGTTATGAACGATAATGGAACGTTATTGTTCATTGTGCTCATTATCAATTCGTTATCACGTCGCCCTACCTGGGCGCAGGCATGGCAATCGTTTTGACTTTTCGTGCGTCGAGCAAGGGGAGGGGGTGGGGTGGGGGTAGGGGGCGCTATGCCGGTTGCGCTTGAAACCCCGCAGATGGCGGCTTCTCTATGCTCAAAATGTATATAGCGATACAATTTGTACAATGGGGACATTGTGTACAATGTAACCTAAACGCCCCATCCATTCCCTTGTTGGCTAGTATACATTGTGTACAATGATTCATCGAGCGGCTACGCCAAATAATCTAAGAGCCCACCTCTAGACCCGATGGCCAACGCGCCCTATAATACGAAGCGTTGCAGCAACACATAGGAGGCCGTAATGGCAAAGCTTACGAACGCAGACCTTGAGGCGCTGGTAGACACGCTCACCAAGGAAAACGAAGAACTCAAGGCAAATATCGCCATGGGTGCGGTGGACGACGGCGCGAAGGATAAAGAAATCGCAGAGGCGAAGGGCTTGGCCGCGTCGTTGCAGGAGGATAACCAGAAGCTCCGTGACGAACTTGACGAACGGGACGCGCGAGCGGCGCAAGAGAAGACAGCGTTTCTTGACGCGGCGGAAAACCTGAACGACGAGAAGGACCGCGCCGACAAGGCAGAACTTGCGCTTGCGGAACAGAATGCAGAACTGACAAAGCTGCGTTCCGAGAACAGCAAGTTGCGCGAGAAGGTTGAACGGCTCGCACGCGCCGGCTCTACCCTTCATGGGCACATTGACGACCTTCCCGTTCCGTACTAAGCTGGCGGCGTCTTAGAGGACACCCAACTTAAAGCCCTGGACCGCCGTTCAGGGCTTTCTTTTTAGGAGCATCACCATGGCCGATTACCCTGTGCTCGACGGCAACGGCAACGTGATTATTCCCGCCGCGTGGCAGGATGCAGGCAAAGAGTTGTATCCCGTAAAGAACGCGGTAGGTACGACTGTCGTTGCGAATGCGTGGGGAGACGCATGGAAGCCACAATACCCTGTGTACGGTGGTGACGGGACGTTACTCATATCTGTTGAACAGGGTGGAGGTGTATCGCCTAACGCGCCCGTAAACACCATTGCGCCTGTTGTGACAGGTAGTGCGGTTGTTGGTAGCCTGTTGACGTGCTCAACGGGTACATGGACGAACTCACCTACAAGCTATACGTATCAGTGGCGTAAGAACGGTGTGAACATTGGCGGTGAGACTACCAACACGTACACAACGGTAGTTGGCGATATTGCCGCAGCGGTTGATTGCGTCGTGCGCGCGACGAACGCCGATGGGTTTGGTACGAAGGATAGCAACGACATTACAGTTACGAGCGTGGCCGTACCGGTCAATTCTATCGCACCCGTAGTGAGTGGCGCGACTGTGGTAGGCAGCGTTCTTTCCTGCACAACGGGTACGTGGTCTGGTTCGCCAAGTAGCTATGCGTATCAGTGGCGCAAGGCAGGCGTTAACATTGGTGGCGCGACGGCCGATACATACACGTCAGTCAGTGGAGACATTGGCGCGGCTATCGACTGTGTGGTTACGGCGTCTAATGCTGGTGGTGCAGGAACACCAGTAGACAGCAACGACATTACCGTGACGGCAGTGCCCGCGTATGCATGGGCGAACCTTGCAGCGCTGTTCAGCGGCGGCGCGGTCGATGGCATCATGATCGACTTGACCGATATAACGACGCTGTTCCAAGATGCGAACGGCAACGTTCCTGTGTCAGCCAATGGCCACGCAATAGGGCTGGCCCTTGACCAACATAAATGGGGAGGATTGACGTTGGCGGCGTATCGGGCCAGCCAACCGGAGTTGGTGAGTAACGGTAATTTCGATAGTGGCGTCACCGGCTGGACTGGAGCGACTTGGGACGCTTCAAACAAGCGCATGATCGTATCCGTTTCGGGAACATCAGGGAGCTATAATATAGCTTCCCTCCCAGTCACAACGGTAATTGGTAGATGGTACGAATATTCAATAGACTACCAAGGCAGCGTTACCGGCAGTCCGCAGGTTTCTGTACGCGCGGGCACCGCAACCAACATGTCCAACCTCGTTCCCGAAGTGCGCGTGGATATTACCGGGCCTAAAACATACCGGTTCTTCTTCAAGGCGACGACGACGACGTCTTACATTATGACGGTGATCGCCACTGTCGGGGGATCGGTGTCGGCTGCGTTTGATAGCGTATCCATCAAAGAAATCGACGGACATCATGCTACATCAACTGGTGGAGCGCGTCCGACGTGGGCGAGCGCCACGGGGGATGTAGCGTTTGACGGTAGTGCTGATTTTCTGACCACTGACTACAAGTGCGGCGCTTCGGTCAATGCGTTGGCGGTTAGTGCAAGATTTGGTACGGCATTGGGGTGGTGTGCAGGCGCTGCGCAGCCAACCGGAGCAACCGTTTATTTAATATGCGGCATGCCTGCGGGAACATTTAAAATTACGGGTTATTCGGGTGAAATATCCGGCAGCACTGTGGGTTTAAGCGCAGTGAATAATACATCTGCAACAGCATTGGTGGACCGTGGGTCGACGCAATCGCAATTAGCGGTGAACGGAGTTGTTGAGGATACAAAGACGAATGCGGGTGGAATGCCATCTTCGCAGGTCTTCATCATCGGCGCTTACAATAATAATGGAACGCCAGCCGGCTACTTCACAGGCGGCGTCAAGCGCGTCGTCGCCGTCCAAGCGCGCGCACAAGACACCATGACCGCCGCCGACATCCACGCAAACATTATCGCAGCATAGCAGCAAGTTCGTCATCGTCTTCAACAACGGTGACGAACTCAGCGTCCACAACGTCAGTAGGCGGCGCAAGCGCAGCGACACGATAACGAGCCGCAGCGAGTACATCGACAATAGTACGGTCGAGCGTAAGGCTGTGCTGCACTTCTACCTTGTCACCAAAGCGTTTGTTGTCTTTCTTGCCGAGATACCATTTGATATTTTCGGAAACCACCTTGGCCATTTTGGGATCAGACTGTCCGTGTATGCGGTGGTTGTCGATGTTGATAAGTGCGTCAGCAAGCGCGTCGTGTCCACGACGTTCCGCCTCGTGGCGCATCGTCTGTAACTCGGGATCGCGGTCAACGCAGTTGTCGAACTGGTAGATGGAAACGCCTACGGTGTCGCAAGCGTCGGTAACAGTGCGCCCTTGACTGATAAGCTCAAGAGCTTCTAATACACGCGGGTAGACGTCATATGAAATAGGCATGGTATCCTCAAGGGGCGGTGATGGCCGATAAGCGCAATCTAACACGTGAATTCGAACTAGCGCAATTCATCGCCGGCTTTTACGCCGACCCGTATGGTTTCGTCATGGCGATCTTTCCGTGGGGTGAAGAGTGGGCGTACGACGAGAACGGCAACCAGTATCCCAATCCGTTGCGCCACAAGGAAGGCCCCGAACCGTGGCAGCGTGACGAGCTTATTGCTCTAGGTGAGCATATCCAGCGTAACCAGATGTTGAGTTCCATGGAACTCGATATGATCGTGTGGCGTAGTGCCATCGCGTCAGGGCATGGCGTGGGCAAGTCTGCGTTCGTAGCCTGGATAATCTACTTCCTCATGTCCACCCGCCCCGACACACGCGGCGCTGTGACCGCCTCGACGCAGTTCCAGCTAGAGGACAAGACATGGCCTGAACTGGCCAAGTGGCACAAGCTGGCGATCAACAAGCATTGGTTCCAATGGACAGCGACGACATTCAGCTTTGCACCGTACGCAGAGGACCAGCGTAAGAACTACCGCACTACGGCGGCGTCTGTATCCGCCGACAACACCGAAGCGTTCGCCGGCCTGCACAACGAAGGCAAGACGGTGTTCGTGGTGTTCGATGAAGCGTCAGGCGTAGCGTCCAAAGTGTGGGAGGTATCCGAAGGCGCGTTGACAGATGGCGAAGGTTTCTTCTTTGCGTTCGGAAACCCGACGCGACCCGAAGGCGAGTTTGCCGATTGCTTCGACAAGCACTCACATATCTATCGTACGAAGAACATTGACAGTCGAGAAGTATCGCACACCAACAAGAACGCGCTAGAGGATATCATACGCAAGTACGGTATCGAAAGCGACGAAGTTAAGGTGCGTATCCGTGGTATGTTCCCGTCGCAATCGTTCAACGGCTTTATACCTGTTGACGCTGTGAACGACGCCGTAAACCGCGATCTCGTACCGGACAGTGACGCGGCGCTTATCATGGCGATTGACGTTGCGCGTTTTGGCAATGACGAAACGGTCATCGGGTTTCGACAGGGACGTAACGGACGTTTTCCGTTCAAGCGTTTCAAAGGGCTATCGACAACGAAGGTGGCCGAAATCGCCGCTAAGGAAGCAGACATACATAGGCCCGACGCCATTGTGATCGAAAGCACGGGACCGGGCGCGGGTGTCATCGATACGTTGCGCGACCGTGGGTACAAGGTCATTGAGATACACCCAGGCAGTGCGGCCATTAAGTTCGACCACTACGTAAACAAGCGTGCAGAGTATTGGGACGAAATGCGTCAGTGGCTGTACGAGACAGGCGGTATTGACGATGACCTAGACCTTAAGCAACAGATGACAACCATTTTGTATACGCTCGACAGACACGAACAGCGTATCCGTCTTGAGGCGAAAGAGGACATGAAAAAGCGTGGATTGCCTTCGCCCGATTTGGCGGATACATTGGCGCTCACGTTCGCTACCAAAGTTGCGCGCCGTGACAGGAACAACGCCCGCCACACACGCAAGCAGCAACTCTCCACGACGGAATACGACGTCCTAAACTATTGAGGCTTCACGATGGGCATTTTCTCCAAACCCAAAATCCCCAAGGTCACGCCGGCCCCGCAGCTATCGGTGGCGGATGCCGTACCGGAACGCACGTCCGAACAGACGTCGGCGCTTGCGGAGGAACAGCGGTCCAGGTTCTTCCGAAGCCAGGGCGGTCGAGCGGCCACAATGCTCACAGGGGGCACCGGGACGGAGGGCGGCAGCGCAGCTATCCGGTTCCTCGGTGGCGCAGCAAGGACTTAAGCACATGGCACGCCCTGACGTAAATCAAGCTATCCGTTTATACGGCGAAGCGAAGACGCTACGAACTCCACACGAAGCGGACTGGCGCAAGGCGGCGGCGTACTGCCTGCCTGCGCATTACGGTTCGTGGAGCACGGAAGGGCCGGCGACGTTCACGCAATCCGCTGCGGCTGCGCGGCGCATCGCCTACGACACCACGGGCTTTCGTTCGCTGCCGAAGTACAAGGCGATCCTTGAGCGCTTGACGATCCCGTCAAGTTCGACGTGGCACGGCCTCACGGCGTCCAATCAAGAACTGCGCAAAATGTATCAAGTGCGCAAATACTTCGATGAGGTACGGGACGTTCTGTTTCGTTTGCGTGGCCATCCTCAAGCAAACTTCCGTTCGGCTATGAGCGAAGTGTTCGGCGCTATGGGCGTGTACGGTAACGGCCCCGTGTTCATTGGTCGTTCCGATGTTTCGGCAATACGTCCGCGTGGCGGCTTCAAGTACGTTCCTGCGCCGTTGCGTGACGTGTTCTTTCTCGTTGATGATGAAGGCAACGTGTACGCGGTGTTCCGTCGTTTCTGGCTGAACGCACGGCAGTTCAAAATCAAGTTCAAAGACACGCCGATGCCGCCGCTTGTTCAGGCGGAGGCGAGCAAGAAAGACCCGTCCGAAAGCCGTATGTTCGAATTCGTTCATTACGTGTGCGTATGCGACCACGGCGACTTCGACCCGGAAGCGCTCGACACTCGACGCCATCCGATACGTGGTAACTACATCGCCGTTGACGACAAGGTGTTCGTGGGGGACGAACACGGCTACACGTCCATGCCGTACCGTATACCGCGTCCCGACACCGTGGCGGGAACGCCGTATGGTTTCAGTCCCGCTATCCTTTCGCTGGCGGCGATGGGCAGCGCGTCCATGATGAAAAAGACCGTGCTAAAGCAGGGGCAGAAAGCCGTAGACCCTGTGCTGTTGGCGCACGACGACGGTGTTATGAACGGCACGGTGGACCAGCGACCCGGCGCAGTGAACTACGGTGGCGTAGACGCCAAGGGCGGCTTGCTTATACAGAAGCTGCCCATGGGTGACTTCCGTGTTGCAGAAGTCATGATGGCAGACGAGCGTAAGGATATCGAAGACAGCTTCTTTGTGACGCTGTTTCAAATCCTCACCGAGACGCCGGAAATGACTGCGACCGAAGTTGTCGAGCGCGTGGCCGAAAAGGCTGCGTTGCTCGCACCGACGATGGGGCGTATTCAATCCGAATTGCTTGGGCCGATGATCCAACGCGAAATCGAGATCGCGACAGAACTTGGCGAAATGCCGGAAATGCCGCCCGAACTCGTTGAAGCGGAAGGCGACTACGAAGTCATATACACGTCACCGCAAGCGAAGGGAATGTACGCAGAGGAAGTCAGCGGCTTCATGCGTTCGTTCGAATGGGCGAGCAATGCTGCGCAGCTTATGCAAGACCCGTCCGTACTCGATCCGTTCAACCTCAAAGCGGCTATCCCCGAAATCACCGAATACATGGGAGCGCCTGCCCGCTGGATGAACGATCCGGCCGCGCAGGAAGAGAAGGCGGGCGCGCGTAACGAACAGGCGCAGAATGCCGAATTGTTGAAGAACGCGCCGGCTCTTGCGTCGGCAGCAAAAACGATGAGCGATATGGAGCAACCGCGCCGTGGCAGATGAGTTCAGTGAGGGCGACCCGTTCGACCCGCGAGACGTAGACTATGCGGAGGTAGAGCGCCAGGAAGAGTTGGGGACGGCTAACGACGTAACCGTGTCTATCATACGTACGCGCAAGCAAGCGTACGAAGCGGTGTTTAAAGGCACCGCTGAACCGTGGCAGGTTGAAGTTGTCATGCTGGACTTGGCCAACTTCTGCCGGGCGTATCGTCCGACATTCAACGCCGACAGTCCCAAGCGGCAGGATTTGCTTGAGGGACGTCGAGAGGTGTTTCTTCGCATCATGGATCATACGCACTTGTCGCATGATGCGTTGTTCGTAAAATACACAAGTGCGTATCCAGCGTAGGAGACAGAACTAAATGTACATCGGAAAACACGGCCGGATTTGCTTTGAGGCAGAAGGCGTAGCGGGCGCAGGCGGTGCAGACCCCGCCGCAGCCGCCGCAGCCGCCGCTGCCGGTGCGGCAGCCGAACACCCGGTTTCCGCACCTTGGGCTGACAAGCAGGGTGTATGGACGCTAGGTGAAGGCGAGAAGGCGCAGCCTTGGTGGTCCACTCTCCCCGACGAGGTGGCCAGAAACCACGTAGCGGCCAAGGCGTACGCCAACCCCGCAGAACTCGCGCTGGCAAACTACAACCTGACGCGGCTGCAAACGAACGACCCGCAGGTACTCGCCATGCCCGCCGCCGACGCCACTCCCGAACAGATGCGGAGCTTTTACGAGAAGCTTGGCGCACCGAAGGAAGCGACAGGCTACGAAATCAAAATCCCCGAAGGCGTAACCGCCGATCCGGGTATGTTGGAATTCGGCAAAACCGCGTTCCACAAAGCAGGTCTCACGCCGCAACAAGCGCAGACTGTTTCCGACGAATGGAACACGTACGCGGCCAAACAGCAACAGACGATGACGGAACAGTTTACGCAACAGAACGATGCGGAGCTTGCGGCGTTGACGTCGAAGTGGGGCGACGAACTGAACGCCAACAAGGCGGATGGGCAGCGCGCTATGCAGGCTCTAGGCTTGTCGGCGGAAGCTGTTGCCAAAATCGAAGCCAATGTAGGCAGCGCGGCTGTTGTCGAGTTGCTGGCCACGTTGGGCAAGAAAACGCGTGAAGGCGGGTTCCTTAGTGGCACCTTGACATACGACCCCAACAACCCCGCCAGCATGACGAAAGAACAGGCGGCGGCGCGTATCGGTGAGTTGCAGAACGACACGGCGTTCATGGCGGCGTACACCAACAAGAACGATCCGCAGCACGTCGAGAAAGTTACCACCATGCAGGCGCTGTTCGCCAGAGCTTGACGGCAACCCACAGCTGACGTATTTACGAGGGAACCGGATTTGTTCGGTTCCCTCTTTCAATTCTAGGGCCGCAGTAGCGAACACCCCTTGCTCCATCGAACAAACGGTTCCAACCGCTCAAGGGGTTTACCATGGCTGAAACACTCGCAACCTATAGTGTGCCGGAACATCACGTGAAGATGTACACGGCAAACGTCCAGTTCGTTCTTTCGAAGATGGGCGGTCTTCTCGGCGGATACGTGTCGCAGGGCTCGTATCGTGGAGAGAAGGCGCAAGTCGTCAATTTCATCGGTGACGTCGAGTTCGTAGAACGCGACACGCCGTACGGCGACACCAAGCTTTCGGAAGTCGAACATACGTCGCGTTGGATCGTCGGCACGGAATACGACTGCGCAATTCTTGTCGACCGTCTCGACACGCTCAAGATGATTTACGATCCGACGTCGCCGTACGTCGAAGCGATGCGCAAGGCCGCTGCGCGCAAGCAGGACGAAATCATCATGTCCAAGTTCTTTGCCGTCGCCAAGACCGGCAAGGAAGGCACGACGAACACGGCGTTCCCGAACCGCGATATCATCCCGCACGGCGGCACGCGTTTCACCGTGGCCAAGCTGCGGGCGGCACGCAAGCTCCTGAAAAAGCGTCACGTCGATCTGCGTTCGGTTCGACCGCTCATCGCCGTTACGGCTGAACAGATTGACGATCTGCTTGGCGAAGTCGCCGTTACCAGCGCCGACTACAACGCTGTGAAGCCGCTTGTCGATGGCGACGTTTCGCAGTTCATGGGCTTCACGTTCATTCCGTACGAAGACAACGGAAGCTCTGCCAACGGCAAGGGCATTCCGACGACTTCGGTTGCCGGCCCGGCGACTATCCGTAACTGCCCCGTGTGGGTGCCGGAAGGCATGCACTACGGTTCGTGGGACGGTCTCGCCATGACGATCAACAACCGGCCCGACAAGAACAACATCAAGCAAATCCATGCCACCTTCACCGCAGGCGCAACCCGCCTGGAAGAAGGCAAGGTCTTGCAGTTGCAGGCCGTAGAAACCGGTACTCCGTCGTAAGACGGGGTGCCTACACACGTACGCAATAGTACATGCACGGTGCTTCCCACCGCGCATTAACGCCAACAGGAGGCAACCATGGCCACACTACAGTCCGACCAGCGCCAGGACGGGTATCGCAAGTACCCCATTGACGACCACGGCAAGCTGCGTTTCCAGTATTTCAGCGTGGGTATCATCACGCCGATTACGGTAGCGTACGCCGCGAACGATCAGGTGGAACTATTCAAGCTCCCACCCGGCCGCAAGCGCATCCTGCCGTTTCTTTCGCGTCTCCAATGGACTGCGTTCGGCGCGAGCCGCACCATTGACATTGGGCATCGCGCGTACATGAAGCGCCCGTCCGACAATGACCTTGAAGTCGAAAACGTTGACGCGTTTATCGACGGCTTGGACGTATCGGCTGCGCAGACGACGCCGCTTGCGTGGGCTACGCCAGTGGACGTCAATGCCTCGCAGATGAAATACGACGTGTACTCGCTTGAAGAAGTGACTGTGTACATGTCGATCCTAGGCGGCACCATGCCCGCTGCGGCGACGTTGCAGGGCTTCTGCGCGTACATCTACGAATAACGACAAGGGACGACCCAATGTTTACGGACGTACAGATTATCAATCTCGGTCTGGCAAAGATTGGGTCGTCCCGCATTCGCGATATAGCACCGCCGAAATCGAGCTTGGAGCAGCATTGCGCCGAAGGCTACCAAATGTGGAAGCGTACGGAACTCGCTAAACACCGTTGGCTGTTCGCTACGGTTTACCAATATACGTTGACGCAAACCGCCGTGGTAGAACGCGAAGACGGTTTCAATTATGTGTACGGTATTCCTACCGACTGCCTGCGCCCGATGCGCACGAAGTACACGTCCTGGAAACAAGGTGGCCGTTTCATTCTCAGTGAGGGTGAGACCTTGGATATCGACTATATCCGCAACGTGCCCGAAGCGGATTTCGACCCTTTGTTCGTTGACGTGCTGGCGTCACGAGTGGCCATGGAGTGCGTAGAATACGTAACGCAGTCGAACACCAAAAAGGGCGATGCGAGCGTGCTGTACGAGCGTTCGCTAAACGATGCCAAGAAAGCCAACGCGTTCACGCGCGGCGCTGAAGACATTCAGTACGACGATAACGATTTCAGTTTCATCACCGCAAGGGAATAAGTCATGGCGAAAGCATCGCCCCTAATTCGCTCTTTCAACGCGGGCGAGTTTTCCGCACTTATGCAGGGGCGACCGGACCTAGATCGCTACCCGGCGTCTATGAAGTCCATGCACAACTATATAGCCGCGCCACAAGGGCCGGCTATCGCGCGTTCAGGGACTGCGTTCGTTGTGCCTGTGTCGAATGAAGAAACAAACAGCACACTGATACCGTTTGTGTTTTCAGAAACGCAAGCGCAGATGCTAGAAATCAGCGACGACCGCATACGTTTTGTGGACGAAAACGGGCTGCAAGTGTACGAACCCGTGGACGCCGAAGTTACGAGCGCAGCAGGAGACCCTATCGAAATAGATAGCGCGGCACTAGACGCCGATGAAGGCGACCAAGTGGTACTGCTTGATTTCCCTGCCGAACTAAATCTTAGCGGCGAGGTGGCCAAAATCACCGCTAAGGTAGGCGACGTGTACACTTTGGATAAAGTGTATCCTGTCGGGGCGTCGGTTGTGGATGGTAAAGCGGCGCGGGTGTATCATGTCGCTTGGAACTTCAATTCCGAAGAACGTAAATACATGCGCGGCGTGCAGTCGGTAGACGTGATGTATTTGCTGTCGGGGTATCGTATGCGCAAGCTGTCACGGTACGGCGACTACGACTGGCGTATGGAAACGTTCATGCCCAAGGACGGGCCGTACATGCCCGTCAACGATACGCCCACGACGCTTACGCCGAGTGCGACGGGTAACGCCATTCCGAACATGACTAGCAACACTGCACCTAGCGGTGTGTGCAGTGGTAGTGGTAACAGACCAGCCATAACGGGTAGCGTAAACACGCCTGCGGACGCGTTCGGTAGGAATATAACGTACGCGTTAGACGCCACGGAATTCTTTTACGCTTTTGATAATAGCGAAAACTCGTATTGGGCGAGCGACAAAGCGCAAACCGGCGTCATTCAATACGACCCTGCCGCACCTTTCGTGTGCGACGGCTACACTATATACCCATCGAAAGAAAATAGAGACCCAACGTATTTGTCGAAAGAATACGCGCCGGGAACGTTCACGTTTGAAGGATGGGACGGCGCAACGTGGATCGTTCTTGATGAACAAGAAAGCTACGTACTTTACGACGGCGGAAAGTCTGTATTGTTTAAACTCAAGAATGACGTAGCGTATTCCAAGTACAGATTGAACATTTCTAAACTCGTACGTAACGGTTCCATTGAACCACGTATACGACGCATAACCATGCGTAGCGCGGCATCGGCCACGTTTAATATAACAGCGAGTAGTACCGTAGGTATTAATTACGATAACGGGTTCATGGCGTCTGACGTCGGCAGGCTTATCAGGTTTAAAGGGCGCGACGGCGCTTGGCGCGATTTGGAGATAACGGCGTACACAAGCCCCACCGTTGTCACCGTAACGCTGCTAGGTCAACCGCTCATAACCCTGGCCGGTACGAAGGAATGGCGCTTAGGATATTGGAGCGACACCACAGGGTATCCGAAAGCTGGCGAGTTTTTCGAGGATCGTCTATGGCTAGTCGGCCCCATCGGCAACCCCGATATGTTCGCGGGGTCCGTAACCGGTGCGTACGAGTCGTTTAGTCAAACCGACGAATTGGGTGTTGTGCTCGATGATAGCGCCATCGTGGCCCGTCTTAATAGCCGCAAGCTTTCGCGCGCCCTGTGGGTGTCGTCGGATGAAAAGGGGCTCATCATCGGCACAGGCTCGGAAGAGTACACGATCCGGGCACCAAACAACGAAGTGATGACCGCCCGCAACGCCAAAGCCAGGGCATCGACCCGGCGCGGTTCCGCGTCCGTCGAGCCGGTTCGCATCGATAGCCAAGTGCTTTACGTGCAGCGCAGCGGGCGCACCATCCGCGAGTTCGCGTACGTGTTCGAAGCAGACGGGTACAAGTCGCCGTCAATGTCGCAGCTTGCGTCACACCTTGGCGCAACGAAGTTCGTTGAAATGGACTACGCCGCAGAACCGCACAGTATCGTGTGGGTGCGTCGGCAGGACGGTTCGTTGGTGGGGCTGACGTACAACCGCGAAGAGAACGTTGTAGGCTGGCACCGTCACACGTTCGCGGGAGAGACAGAACTAGGCGACGGCGCTATTGTCGAGACCTTGGCCGTATTGCCGCAGAAAGACCAAGTGCAAGACGCACTGTGGGTAACGTTGCGTCGTGTTATCAACGGACAGACACGCCGGTACATTGAACGCCTTATGCCGTTTTGGGACTTCGGTTTCACGGTGGATGATGCGCATTACGTGGACAGTGGGCTTCGGTACGAAGGCGACCCTACAGACGTCATATACGGCCTTCAACACCTTGAGGGCGAAACTGTTTACGGTCTTGCGGACGGGTTGCCTGTGGGTCCGTTCCTCGTCGTTAATGGCTCGGTGCAGCTTACGTACGCTGCGTCCAAGGTCTTGTTGGGCCTGGGGTTCGATGCGGAGTGCGAAACGTCGCGCTTGGAAAACGGCGCGCAGGACGGAACCGCGTTCGGTAAAGTGAAGCGCATCAACAGCATGGTCGCGATGTTGTGGGACAGTTGGGGCGGAGAGATAGGCGTATGGAACGGCGAGCGTAGCGAAGCGGTGTTCGATCCGGTAGAGTACCCCGTACCTCTTGACGCAATAGGAGCCGTCGTGCCTTATACGGGAGAAACGCTTATAACCACGCCTGCGGCGGGGTACGATATGCGCGCTACGGTGTTCTTTAAACGTCCGAAGGAAAGCCCGCTGCCGTTCAATGTACTTTGCCTCATGCCGCAATTGAACACACAGGATCGCTAATGTTGGAGTTTCGGCCGTTCCATGCGAAGCACTTGGTGTTCATAGCGCCGCAAGAAGAACAGGTACGCGTCAAGGAAGCGATGCTTACAGACGAGTATGCAGAGGCACTGGAAAGCGGGTTCGCACTGTCGGCGTGGGACGGCGTTAGGTGTGTTGCGGCGGCGGGATGCGTGGCGGTGTACCCGCACAGAGCCGTAGCGTGGGCGTTGTTTTCGCATAACGCAGCACCCCACATGCTGGCCATCGCGCGGAAGGTTCGGCGTACGATGGGACTGCTAGAGTTCAAGCGTATAGAGATCGCGGTGCACTCGACGTTCGAACAGGGCAACCGATTTGCTCGACTGATAGGCATGAAGCTCGAAACGCCAGAACCGCTAAGAGCGCACGGCGTGTTTGGCGAAGACGAATACTTATACGCAAAGGTGAAATGATATGGCATTCGCAGCGGTACTAGGGTCTATCGCCAGTGCGGTTAGCGGCGTCATTGGCGCTATCGGTGCTATCCAGCAAGGCAACGCAGCGGCGGCATCCGCAGAATACAACGCGAAGATTGCGGAGCGTAACGCCACGATTGTCGAGAACAATAGGGCTATAACCGTTCGTCAAAGCGAAGTGGACGCGGAAGAGAAACGGCGCGAGAACAGGCGTACGCTATCGTCGGTGCGTGCAGCGTACGGCGCGTCGGGGCTTGAGCTTGCGGGATCGCCGCTCGACGTTCTGGAAGACAGCGCGCTAGAGCTTGAGCTTGACGCATCGCGTATCGAAACCGAAGGCAAGATGCGTAGCAACGAAATGGCGGCGCAGGGTATCGGACTGCACGAAGACGCGAACCTATCGCGCATGTCGGGCAAGGCTGCGCGTAGCGCCGGGTACATCAATGCCGCAGGTGCCTTGTTCGGCACGGTGGGTAGAACGCTTTCGAGGACCGCATAATGGGTAAAATCCCCGTACTTACATCGCAGGTAGCCGCACGCAGCGCACGCCCACAGGGCGGGCTTATCAACACGCGTTCGACGCCTGACGATTTTGGCGCGCAGATCGGCGGCGCGATGCAGAACCTTGCCAGCGGGGTTGACAACTTCGCCGCAGGACTGACGCAGTTCCGCGAAAAGCAGACGCAGGAGAAAGTTGCGAATGCAGTGGCCACTTCGGACTACACGCAGCGCGAATTGGAAATCCGCAACCAGACGCCAGCGGACGGCAACGGGTATTACAAGACGGTATCTTCTGACTACCAGTCATTCGTAAACGAAAACGCCGACAAGATCGATGATCCGGTAGCGCGCAGCGAGTACAAAAAGCGTATGCTGTCGCAGCTACCCAATGTGCAGTCGCGTTCCGCGCAGTACGAATTCACCATCGCTGCGACGAATTCGAAAGAGCAAGCGAACGCTGCGTTGACGACGCTTGAAAACAAGGTGACGTCGGACCCGACGCAGTACGAAACGTTTATCAAGCAGGGTGCCGACGTCATCGAAGCGCGCCCCGATCTTACGCCCACGCTAAAAGAAAGCATGAAGCTGACATGGCGGCAGAATGCTGCCAAGAGCCGCTTCAATGGGATGCTTGAGCGGGCGACGACGGTTGAAGAAATCGACGCCATCGCGAACGAACTCACCGGACAGGGGCAGGACGCAGCGGGACCGGACGAGCGCCCGCCGAATTGGGCGAAAGAATTTGCGCCGCAGGACTACGAGCGCACAATCAACACCATCGGCAATGTGCGCAAAGCCATCGTCACGCAGGCAGACGCCACGGCGCGCGCTGCGCTCGACACGGTGCAGGACCGTTCCAAGGACGTTAACACCCTCATCCCGGTTGACGAACTGGCGGAAATACAGAAGATCGTCAAGCAGTCGCAAAACCCCGTAACGGTGTCCCGCATGGCGCGCATCATGCGCGACGAGGATATTAAGCGCGAGGAACGCGGACTGCCGCCCGACGAGCTTAGAGCACGGCAGGCAGCGACAGCCGGTAATCCCGGTATCGCCTACCCTGGACTGCCTGCGCGCCTGTCCACGGCTGTCAATAACGCCGCGTCCAAGTTCGGTATCAGCGCGTCGTATCTCGGCGCTACAGCGCAGCGCGAGTACGGGCAGTACCTCAAGGTTCCGCGCCGTGGCAAATCCGAGTTCGGCCCCGTGGCCATTCACAAGGGTGTGGACTTGCGCAACATGCGCAGTGAAGCGGCTGACATGCTGGCGGTAGCCGGCGAACTGTACGGCTCGCCTCTGCAAGTCACGTCGGGCTATCGTTCGCAGGCGAAACAAGACGGCATTCGCCGCCGTGGCGATCCGAACCGCGCGAGCGTGGCGAAGCACAGCCAGCACACCGAAGGTAACGGCGCGGATATCAGCACCGTGGGTATGAGTTCCGCAGACAAGGCGCGGCTTGTAGGGTCGTTGGTCGATGCCGGCGCTACGGGAATTGGCGAGTACGACACGCACGTACACGCTGACATGCGCGCCGCAGTGCCCGGTAGCTTCGGCAAGGACGGCGGCAATTGGGGCGGCTGGACGAACCTTTCGCCCGAAGTAATGGCGGTGCTCAAGGAACGTGGCTTTGCGGCGGGGTTGTCGAGTGAGCAAATCCAGCGCAAAGCCGGCCCTGTCACGTCGGCCGAAGACAGCATCGACTACGGAAAGCCGACGTCCATTGTGGACGATAGCGGCAAACCGACGTCGAGCGCGGTAGGCGTGGGGCAGTTCACGACGGGTACGTGGATGCAGGTTATGCGTGACAAGTCGGTGACGGCGCGCATGGGCATCGACGTGTCGCAGATGAGTGACGCGCAGTTGCTCGAAATGCGCAAAGACCCCGATGTTTCGATGATGGCCACGGCGGCGCTCGCTGCGCAGAACAAGTCAACGCTTGAGCGTTCGTTGGGTCGTACTGTTTCGGACCCGGAACTATACATGGCGCACTTTCTCGGCAGCGGTGGCGCTATGTCCCTGTTGACCGGATTGCAGAACCAGCCGAACCAGTCGGCGGCGGAACTGTTGCCGAAGGCGGCAGCGGCCAATCAGAAAATATTCTACCGCAACGGCAAGGCGCTGACGGTACAGCAAGTGTACAACAACATCGCCAACCAGTTCACGAACCAGCCGTCGCAGGTTGCGTTCGGTGATAACGAAACGCGTAAGCGTCTCATTGACAACGCGGACAAGCAGTTGAAGGAAGACCCGGTAGCGTACGCCACGCAGTCGGGCCGGTTCAGCGCCTCACCCCTGGACGGAGAAGGCGGGTTCCAACAGCGCGGGCAGGAAGCGCGGGCGATGGCCGAATTCTACAGCATCCCTGTCCAGGACATGAAGCCGTTCACGCAGGAGGAAGTTACCGGATTGCACAAGCAGTTGAAAGACGGAACGGTTGACGACGTGCTCGCCACCATGACAGCTATCCAGGCGATGGGCGGCGACATGACAGCGGCGGCACTCAAGCAGCTTGAACAGAAAGATAGCGTGTTCGCGTACGCCGCAGGGCTGCAATACGACCGTGGTAACTCGGCGGTTGCTTCGGATATCGTGCGCGGACAGAAGCGTATCGAAGAGAACCCCGCTATCAAGAACGAAGTGGGCGCGCAGGATCGCGACATTTCGGATGCGTTCACGAAGGCGACAGGAGGTGCGTTGTATGAGATTGATCCACGTCAGCGGCAAGCTATACAAGATGCGGCATTTGCACATTACATCGAAACTGTCACGGCAACGGGAGCGGGCGCGGGCTTTGATACCGATGCGTTTACAAACAGCGTACAGGCGGTTATGGGCGGCACGCAAGGTAATCTGGCTGTAGACGACGTGAACGGAAAGCCCACCGTTCTCCCCCGTGGCCTGACAGGCGACGACATGGAAGAGGCGTTCCAGCGCATGACGGTTGACGATTGGGCTACGCTGTCCGTGCAGAAGCTGCCGCCGCGCTATGTCAACGGCGATATCATCAACCCGCAGGACTTGGCAGAGGAAGCCACAATGCGGGCTATCGGCGGCGGCAAGTACAAGATCATGCTTGACGACGGATCGTTCGCCATCACGGGCGAGGCAGCGCAGAACGGAAGGCTTGAGGCGTACGTATTCGCGCCCGACGAAAAGGCTATCAAGAATATCGTAACGCGACCGACAGAACTAGACCCGGTGGTAGTGCCGCAGGATCGTGACGCTATCGTCAACGACGACAGTACGTTCACGTTGGGCGAGCAAGAGCGCATCCGCGAACAGTATGGTGTGCTGCATCAATTCGATGAGAACGGTTTGTGGCTCGGGCCGGCAGGTGCGAAATGAGTTTCTTCAACGAAGCGAACGAAGACGCCATGTCAGTCTCACCGGACACAGCGGCCACGGGTCCGCGCGTTGGCTTTCTCGAAAGTTGGGCAGTAGGCTACAACGCGCAAGTGCGCGCGTCGGCTATGTACGGTATCGAGAACGAAATGTACAAGCTGGACGACCAGCAACGCCAAGCCATGCGCGCGGCGGGTATCGAAGACGTTCCGGTACTGTCGCCCGATACGACGCCGAATTTCACCGACCCGCTTAGCGGTGACAGTCCGCAGTCCCGTGCGTATCTCGACGTGGCCGAATTCTACAACGACGGCGGCACACCAGAAGTGTCGAACCGCCTAAGCGAATACGACCGCAAGATTGAGAAGCTGCGCGAAACGTATCCGCAACTTGAGTTGAAGACGTCGCGCGAAATGTTCGACAACGTGCGTGC